AAGATAAGAAGAATCCTGGTAAGTTCCCTCAGCAAAAGAAGGCAAAGAAAGACTTCGATGGTGATGGTAAGTTAGAAACTTCAAAGCAGGAGTGGAAGGGTTCTAGAGATAAAGCTATTAAGAAGTCAATCAAGAAGACTAAAAAAGAAGAGTTCTCTAATTGGAAAGAATCATTTGAATTCGATCTGACTGAGATCATTAATAGTGGTAAGAAAGAGGCAACGCCAAAAAAGATACAGGAACTCAAGGGTAAAAACACAATTATTATTAATCCTAAATTAGAGGAGAATATTGAAACCCTTGGGGGATATGTATTGGGTTTTGACGAACTCAACGAACAGTATACAGAAGAGAGCATTGATCTCGCTGCAGACTTCTTTGTAGAAGAAGGAATCAATGAGGATGGTTTAGACCTTATCATTGAGGAAGTTGGAATTGAAGCATTCACTGAGTTTGTATTTGAAAATAATACTACTTTGTTGGATGAAGCAGTTCGTGATATGAAGAAGGCTCCTAAGAGAGACTATGAGAAGGTAAAAGCATCTGTTTATAAGAAGGATGCTGAGAGAAAATCAAAAGGAACTGGTGAGTATTCTAAAACCAAAGCTGCTAAAGACAAGTATGGTGACGAAGACAACACCGTTCATGATGATGACGCACCTGCCCCTAAGAAAAAAGGTGGTGCAATAGTTAAATCTCAGTCTTCAGCAATCGTTAAGAGTGCTGCTAAGAAGGCAAAAGAGAAGCAACCTGAGAAGAAACCTGAGAAGAAAGGTCTCGTAGGTAAGATTCGTGGTGCTGTTGCTAAAGGTATGGAGCGTCATAAAGCTGCTACTAAAGCTGCTTCTAAGTCACTTAAAGCAACTGCAAAGCAACATTCACAACACCGTAAGGACTTTGTTAAGGGTGCTACACCTACTGCAAAGGAAAAGAAAATTGCTAGTGGTATAGGTAAAGCTGTTAAGAAGGCAGTAACTGGTGAAGAAGTTGAGCACATTGATGAACTCAAGTCTACAACTCTATCAAATTATATTAGTAAAGCTGCTGCTGATTCAGCAAAAAAAGCATCTCATAGTGGTGCTGTATCAATGACAGATGGTCCTGATAGTAAAAGAGCTACAAAGAATCGTGATAAAGCATGGAAGAGAGTATCAGGAATCAGAAGAGCAGGTAACAAACTAGCAAGTAGAGCAATTCGAGGTGGACAAGAAGACTCCACTAAGAAGTTTGAATGGGAAGAAGTTCAAACAGTTTTTAATAAAAAAAAAGCTATTGATGAAAGACTAGGTGGTAAAGGTTATTCCAGAGCTGCTATGAAGTCATCTATCCATCCTCCTTCTAGACAGTCTAGTGGAGATTGGGAAGATTCTGATAGAGGTTCTGGTAACAAAGCAAAGAGAAGAGCAGGTGAAAAGGTAAAGGCAAAGAGTCCTACCTATATTGCTTATGTAAAGAATAAGAATCAGAAAGAACAGTTAGACCCAAAAAAGGTTGAAGCAGGTTCTGCTCCTGCTGATGAAAAAGCAGATTCACAGATAGCTAACAAAGAAAAGAAAGTCGCTATAATGAAGCGACAGATTCTTCAGAAGAAGATGCAAGCAGTAAGGTCTGGTGCTACAGCAGATATTACAGCATCTTATAATCCTGTTGATGAAGCATACAGAGTGCTTGCTAAGGACAAGGGTGACAAAGGTAAACCATCTCAGTTCTCATATAAGGATGAGAAGGATGCTAAGAAGTTTGCTGATAGTATTAAAAAAGGTGGTGGTAAATCAACTGTTGCTAAAGAAGGTATAGATCCGAGGGGAGGCGGGGATAATCCCGATTTATCTCCTAAACAACAGGATACTGAGCGTAAGCAAACTTCACTTGAAAGAGAAAAGATTGCTAAGAAGAGAAGAATCCTTCAACAAATGCGTCAGCAAGCTGTAGCTCAAGGTAGGCAACCTTCTGGACATACTGCTCGTGAAGAAAAGGAAAAAGGTCTTGACGGCAAAGCATGCTGGAAAGGTTACAAACTTGATGGTACTAAGAAGAAGGGTGGCAAAACAGTTGATAACTGTGTTAAAGTAAATGAAGATGAACTTAGTGAATTGAATCGTTACGAGAAGGAAAAAGGCACTGATACCAAGACAGGTAAACCCATAACGAAGGGTGGAACTGCCAAGGATGATAAAGCATTCCAATTTGTAGCCAAGAAATATGCAAGTCAACGCATGGGTGCTAATCAATCTAAGAAAGTGAAAGGTCAAAAGTCCACTGCTGGAACTGGTAAGTACTTGAAAAAAGCACAAGATAAGAAAGCATATGCTGCTAAGGCAAAGAAGGCAGGGTTTAAATCTACTCAAGCATATACTGATACTATGGCAAGGTATGGTGGTGAGGACAACTACAAAGCAGGTAGGGGGTTAGGAACCTAATGGCAAAGAAGACCTTTAAACAATTCCAAAACGATTCTAAAGGGTTAACTGATAAGCAATTCGGTAAACTCTTAGATAAGAAGGGTGTCAAACGTCCTGATATTCTTAAGAAGATTAAGGAAGCCGTTAAGAGAGATGAGTATGGTGATCCAATTGGTGGACCAAAGATCTCAAAGAAAAAACTGAAGAAAAATCTTGCAAGTAATGAGAAGGATGATAAGATTACAAGAAGTGAAAGTGCTTAAATCCTTTAGTCAATTCCGTGAAGAGAGTTTGGCAGACAGGATAGCCGCTGCTGCCAAAAAGAATAAGACTGCTATTAAAAATAAAAGAGGTGTTGGCAAACCTAAAGGTTTTAAGGATGATGAACCTGAATTAAAAGCAAATAGTCCAGAAGCAGAACGTATTGTTAGGGGTATGGAAAGACAATCTTTAGGAAGATTTAAGAATTTGTATGGTAGACGACATAAAGAAGTGATGTATAATACTGCTAACAAACTTGCCTCATGAAATTTAGATTCCTACCAGACGCATTTTATGCGAGTCCATCTCAACCTTGGTTAGCTGGGGTATCTGAGAGGTATGGCAGTACCTTTGATAGTGCCAAGTATCGTAAGAAGATGCAGGATAATGAAGATGAGAATCAGTATCAGAAAGATCGCATGACTCATGGGGATAAGAAGGTTGGTCCATCAAGAGATAGTCTTACTTATAGAACTTGGAAGAAAAAGAGAGCAGCAGAAAAGGAAGCAAATAGACCTAGAATGACTGAGAAAGGTGTAAGATTTTACGACAAACATGGAAAAGGTTACATAAAAGGCGGTAAGAAGACATACGACTGATATATAGTAACAGTCGATATATAAATAAATGACACTACCTAAAGAAGTGGTACTCGAAGCATTGAGATGTTGTCGAGACGTTTATCCTCATAAGGATGATTTTTTAGTGAGTAGGAAGTGTGAAGGTCATACTATACTTGCTGTTGAAGGAACCAATGAGACTACAGATTGGGTAACCAATTTAAAGTTCTTGATTAAGAGAGACGATTGTCACAGAGGTTTTAGAAATAATGCTAATAGAACACTGGCACAATTAGTGATCGGTTATGAAGCATTAGACCCTAAAAGAAAATTGGTAATAGCAGGACACTCATTAGGAGGTGCTACTGCAACTTTAATTGCTGATGCTCTTTGGGAAGCAGGTAATACAAATATAGGACTTGTGACTGCTGGTTCACCTAGACCAGGTGGACGTAGACTTCGCAGGAGAATTAAGGATCTTGAACATCTTCGGTTTGTGCATGGTGATGACATTGTTCCAGGGACTCCTCCTTGGCTCGCTGGCTATGTACATACTCATCCAGTTATTAAATTAAAGGATGAAAAAGATACAAGATTTGATGGAGTAGCAGATCATAATATGGGTGATTACTATGACGCTGCAGTCAAGTATTACTCATGAGTCTTCTATTCTTAATGATTAAACCCTTACTTTTAATGTTAGTAAGGAAGGTCTTCAAGAAGCAGATGAAGCAATTCGCTGTTGAGATGCTTGAAGATTATGCTAAATATACTGATAACGACGTGGACGATCAACTTGTCGCACGGGTGAAAAAGGCAATGAGACTGGGAGCAGTCTAAAGGTTGTCGAACACATAAATAAAAACAGGCAAAAAGATTTTATTACGGACGTAAGCACATGGCACTCTGGGGTAATAGCGATAACGTAACTTCGGCTGGAACAGTCTGGTTGAATTATGCCACTGGTATTGTAACTGCAACTGGCACAGCATTTGGTGCTGCTGGTTCAGCACAGGAAGGTGACGTTATAAGGTTTGGAAACATCTCTCAAGCAGGGATTGGTACATATTTTGGTGACGCAGTAATTGTAAGCATTGCAAGTGCTACGCAATTAACGATTGGTTCTACTGCTGGTCTCAGTGGTGTGGCAATCGCTGGTACAGACTTTACTGTAACACAGCAACCTAAGTATACTGTCCTTGATTCATCCCAGAGTGAGAATAGTTCAGTAGGTGTCGCTGACCAACTAACTTATGGTGTTGCTGCTGCAAACGTAACTAACACTGCTACTTCTAAGTATGAAGTTGCTCACGGTGGTTGGGTTGGTGTCACAACTTACGTCGATCAGCATGGTGAACTCAGAGTTAAGAAAGAGACTCTAGTGGCAATGTCTGGAATTACAACTGGAAACGTACCTGTATACGATACAAATCCAACAGTTTAAAAAACTGCTCTAATATGATATGATTTTTAATGAATTGAATGACGGTAATTTCTTATTATTTGCCATTCGTAATTATGAAAATCCTCAAGCGGTAACAAAAGAGGATTTCGATAAAGACTTAAATCATTTTAAATATATTAAAAGACTATTAAAGCGATATAAGAATACGGGGCAACTTAAGTCTCATTTACTTATCAATCACTTTATAGTCTTATATAATATATTTGGTGATGCAACAACTCCGATGTTGTTTTATAAAATTGAAGAGGACTTATGGGATGTAATGAAGACATTCATTATATTTTTGAATAGATTACCAGATCACCCTAAGTCTCACATACATGATATTCCAGTTGATCTGGATTGTTTAGCAGAACTTCAAAAGGTATACAAAGATGGCGACGAATCTTGATCGCATAATACAAATGATTAGGACTCTCGGCAAAGTTGAAGAGGAGGGAGCAGTTGCTGCACCTACAAATAATATTGGTGGTGGACAGATTGGTGGGTCTATACAGGCAGGAGATGATCCTCCAGTACGTAAAAAGAAGAAGAGATATATCTATGCAAAGAATACTAGGAAGCATTGGTCGGTATAATGTCTGAGATAAACGCTGCGATATTAGAGCGACTGGAGAAAGTTGTAGATAAGTTATCAGATAACTCAACCAAGATGGGTGAGTTACTTGCTGTTCACAATGAGAAATTAGATAAGCAAGATCGTATAGATGCTGTATTGTTTGAGAAGGTGGAATCAGTTCACCGTGAAGTAAACCGTAGAGCAGAGGAGATTAAGAAGGGTTGTGAGAGAGATATACGTAAAGTTGACGACAGACTCCGTATCATGGAGAAGAAGATGTGGACTATATTTGGTGCTCTTAGTATTATATCTTTCATCGTTAGTCCAGTCGGACAAGTAGTTATTAGAAATTTTGTACCAGCAACGCAAGTAGAAAATATATCAAAATAAATAATCGTGGTTGCATGAGCACCATGATTAGATCAAACAGTGTGTATTATTGGTTAACAGTCACAAACAAGGTAATCCTGTATACAGGACTTATGACTGCTTGTTTATGGGAATCAAACGTTGACAGCAGATTCTGGCAGTGCTAGACTTGTCAAGCATATAGAATTGAGTAATGGATTACGTTGACACTAGATTTATTGGTCTAGTATCATCACGATTGGATAAATTTAAGAGGGTTAAACCTAGTCTTTATAATTTCCGTTGCCCTATTTGTGGAGATTCTAAGAAGCATAAGAATAAAGCTAGAGGGTATCTATATGCCCAGAAGACACATACTAACTACAAGTGCCATAACTGTGGTGCTAGTTTGTCTTTTCATAATTTTCTCAAACAGATAGACGTTGTTCTGCACAAGCAGTACGTCATGGAAAAATTTCAGTCGGGTTACAACACCGAACAGGTTGTTGAACCCGATTTTAATTTTGAGAAACCAAAATTTAAACCTAAACCACTTGGTCTAAATCTACCAAAAGCAAGTACAAATGTTGCAGCAGTAACATACTTAGAAGGTAGAAAACTTGATCCGAATAAATTTTATTATGCGGATAAATTTAAAAGTTGGACTAATACTCAAGTCCCTACTTTTGGACAGAGTGATTTAAAATATGATGAACCAAGGATTATTATTCCTTTGTATTATCAAAACAATCTAGTTGGATTCCAAGGCAGAGCACTTGGTTCTAGCAAGATTAAATATATTACTATAATGATTGATGATGAAGCACCAAAGATCTACGGACTGGATAACATCAGAAGAGATGCTCCAGTCTTCGTTACAGAAGGACCGTTCGACAGCACGTTTCTTCGCAATAGCATCGCTATGTGCGGTGCAGACGGTGATGTTGGGAAGTGGGGTGTTAGCACTCCTGTTTGGGTTTATGATAACGAGCCAAGGAATAAGGAAATTACAACAAGAATCTCCAACACCATCTCAAGAGGTGGTAAAGTCGTCATCTTCCCAAACAATGTAAAGCAAAAAGATATAAATGATATGGTACTAGCTGGGCATGATGTACAATCTGTGGTAGAATCCAATGTATATTCTGGTTTAGAAGCAAAACTTAAGTTCACATCTTGGAAGAGAATATGAGTAACGGTCTCAAAGTTGTTAAAAGAAATGGATCTATTGATCCTATAGATTTGGGCAAGATACATGTCATGGTAGAACAATGCTGTGACGGATTAGCAGGTGTCTCTGCTAGTCAGGTTGAGATACAATCTGGTATTCAGTTCTACGATGGTATGAGTACTGCTGAGATACAGGAGATCCTTATTAGATCTGCTAGTGATCTCATTGACTTAGAACATCCAAACTATCAATTTGTTGCAGCACGTTTACTTTTGTTTAGTATTCGTAAGCAAATCTTCGGAAAATTACGTGATCTCCCTAATTTATTGGAACATGTTACGGAGTGTGTTGATAAAGGCATCTATGATCCAGAGATTTTAGATAACTATACAGAAGAAGAGTTTGCACAAGCAAATTCATTTATAGATCATAGTAGGGATTTTTTATTCACCTACGCAGGGTTACGTCAAGTCGCTGACAAGTACTTGGTTCAAGACAGAAGTACTGGTGAAGTGTATGAGACTCCCCAATTCATGTACATATTGATCGCAATGACGATCTTTGCAAAATATCCTATAGAAAAGAGGCTCGATTATGTCCGACGATACTACAACGCAACAAGTAAGCACAGAATCAACATCCCCACCCCGATCATGGCGGGAGTACGGACCCCTATTCGTCAATTTGCATCTTGTGTTCTGGTTGATTCTGATGACACCCTCGATAGTATCTTTAGCTCTGATATGGCTATTGGCAAATATGTCGCACAGAGGGCTGGTATTGGTATTAATGCGGGGAGGATCAGAGGAATCAACTCCAAAATCAGAGGAGGTGAAGTACAACACACAGGTGTGGTCCCCTTCCTCAAAAAATTTGAGAGCACTGTCAGATGCTGTACTCAGAACGGTATCAGGGGTGGATCAGCAACTGTCCACTTTCCTATCTGGCATAAGGAAATCCGAGACATCCTCGTCCTCAAAAACAACAAAGGAACAGAAGACAACCGAGTCAGAAAACTCGACTACAGCATCCAGTTAAGTAAATTATTTTATGAGCGATTTATCAAAAGTGAGGATATTAGTTTATTCTCTCCTCACGACGTTCCTGGTCTCTATGACGCTTTTGGTACTGACGGATTCGACGAACTCTACGAGTCCTACGAACGGTCAGAGGAAATTCCAAGAGAGACTATCCCTGCCCAAGAACTTATCTTAGATCTTCTTAAGGAGAGAGCAGAGACTGGACGTATCTATATCATGAATATAGATCATTGTAATACCCATTCATCCTTTAAGGATATGGTAAGAATGAGTAATCTCTGTCAGGAGATCACTCTACCCACAGTACCTATTCAACACATTGATGATAATGAAGGAGAGATTGCTTTATGTATTCTCTCTGCTATCAATGTTGGTAAGGTGAGATCTGATAAAGAACTCGAAGAATTGTGTGACCTCTCTGTTAGAGGTTTAGAAGAGTTAATAGATTATCAAAGATATCCTGTAATCGCTGCAGAGACCGCTACAAAGGCACGTAGATCTCTTGGTGTTGGATTCATTGGTTTGGCACATTATCTTGCTAGACTCGGTTTTAACTATGACTCACAAGAAGCATGGGATGCTGTTCATGGTTTATCAGAATCATTCCAATACTATCTTTTAAAATCATCTAATGAGATTGCAAAAGAGAAAGGTGCATGTGAGTATTTTGATCGTACCAAATATGCTGATGGAATCCTTCCTATTGATACATACAAGAAGGACGTAGATGAAATTTCATCTGAGGAATTGCAGCATGATTGGGATAGTCTTAGGACATCTATCGCCACCCACGGTTTACGGCACAGCACACTGTCGGCACAAATGCCTTCGGAGAGCAGTTCCGTTGTGTCAAATGCCACAAATGGAATCGAACCTCCTAGAGATTACTTGTCCATTAAAAAATCGAAGAAAGGACCTCTTAAGCAGATTGTACCATCCTACGGGTCTCTGAAGAATGCCTACACATTGTTGTGGGAGATGGAGTCCAATAGAGGATATATTAATATTGTTGCAGTAATGCAGAAGTTCTTTGATCAAGCAATCAGTGGTAACTGGAGTTATAATCCAGAGCATTATCCTGATAATGAAGTACCTGTATCTCAAATGGCACAGGATCTTTTAACCACATATAAGTATGGTTGGAAGACATCCTATTATCAAAACACTCATGATATGAAGAGTGATGATGAACCAGCACATCCTGTAGGATGGCATGATGATGTACCAGAATCAAAAGAATCATTATTGTCAGAGTTATGTAATATAGATGACGAAGATGACTGCGAATCGTGTAAAATCTAATGGAAGACTACAACTTTCAAGTATCCTCAGGAGTTAATATGAAGAAGGACAGTGTTAAGGGGATGACGGTATTTAATACCGACAAGATTAATACTAAGAAGCAACCAATGTTCTTTGGTGCTCCTTTAGGAGTTCAAAGATATGATAATTTTAAGTATCCTCAGTTTGATAAGTTGACTACTATGCAACTGGGATACTTCTGGAGACCTGAAGAGGTATCCTTACAGAAGGATAGAGGAGATTATCAACAGTTACGTCCAGAGCAGAAGCATGTATATACTTCTAACTTGAAGTATCAGATCATGTTAGATTCTGTTCAGGGTCGTGCTCCTGGTATGGCATTCATTCCTTACTGTTCACTTCCTGAGTTAGAATCATGTATGGAAGTATGGGGTTTTATGGAGATGATCCATAGTAGATCGTATACTTATATCATTAAGAATGTATATCCAGATGCTTCTGAGGTCTTTGATACTATACTAGATGACAAACGTATTTTAGATCGTGCTGCAAGTGTTACTGAGTCATATGATGAGTTCATTAACATAGCAAATGAATGGGGTCAGAGTAATAATTGGAAGAATGATTGGAAGGATCATATCAATGCAGAATGGACAAGAAAAGATTTAAAGAGAGCACTTTATAGAGCAGTAGCAAATGTCAATATACTGGAAGGTATTCGTTTTTATGTTAGCTTCGCTTGTAGTTTTGCCTTTGGTGAACTTAAGCTTATGGAAGGGTCAGCTAAGATCATATCCCTTATTGCACGAGACGAGAACCAACACCTTGCGTTGACACAGAATATAATAAACTTCTGGAAGAAGGGTGATGATCCAGAGATGGTTAAGATAGTTAAAGAAGAGGAAGATTGGACATATAAGATGTTTGATAGGTGTGTGAATGAAGAAAAGGCATGGGCAGAGTATTTGTTTAAAGATGGAAGTATGATAGGATTAAATGACAAACTACTTCAGCAGTATGTTGAGTGGATTGCCAACCGTCGTATGAAATCTATTGGTTTAAAACCAGCATACGATATACCTGCTAAGAATAATCCACTACCTTGGACAGCACACTGGATCTCTTCTAAGGGATTACAAGTAGCACCACAGGAGACAGAGGTTGAGTCCTATGTTGTTGGTGGTATTAAGCAGGATGTTAAAAAGGACACCTTCTCAGGATTTAAATTATGACTACATTTATAGTATGGGTATGTATTACGATTCTGTTGTACATATTTTTGAAAAACTTTATTAATCATGCGTAAGTACATTTTTGATGTTGATGGGACTCTGACCCCTAGTAGGAAGAAGATTGAATCAGAGTTTGCAGAATTCTTCCTAGAGTTTATTAAAAACAATCATGTCTCTCTGGTTACTGGTAGTGATCGTGAGAAGACTTTAGAACAAGTTACACCAGAGATTTATAATTCTTGTAAGAGAGTTTATAATTGCTCTGGTTCTGATGTATATGAGGGGGATCTTATTGTCTATAGGAATGACTGGGAGTTACCTAAAGATGTAGAGAGATTCTTACAAGATGAATTAGATTTTAGTCAGTTCCCAATTCGTAATGGTAATCATATTGAGAGAAGACCAGGTGGAGTTAATTTTAGTATCTTGGGTAGAGATCCTGATCCAATGCTTGGTAGGAAAGAGTATATTAGTTGGGATACTATTCACAGTGAGAGGAAGTTTATATCACTAAGAGTAATGGATATGTTCCCTGATATTACTGTAGCACTTGGAGGACAGACAGGTATAGACATTGGACCAAAGGGAGCAGATAAGAGTCAGATTCTAAGAGACTTTGATAAGACTGATGATGTACACTTCTTTGGTGACATGATGAATGAGGGTCAGAATGATTATCCTTTAGCAATGGCAATACTTGATAATATGATGGGCACAGTTTATAATGTAGAAGATTATAAAGAGACTTGGAAATTATTACTAAATATTTGACATGACATTAAAGATTATGGGATGGAACCCACCACAAAGACCTCAAATAGTGAAGGAGATTATGAAAACCCCTGGACATACAAAGGTACAACTTTCACTTCTTCTGATATTGGCGACTTCTTCGGTTACGTCTACTGCATTACAAATCTCAAGAGCGGTAGGAAGTACATCGGCAGGAAGAACTTCCAGCAGCATCGAAAGCATCGAGGTAGCAGACGCAAACGGACGAGTGAAAGTAACTGGAAGGCATACTACGGAAGTTCTAAAGAACTTAACGAAGACAGGAAACTTCTGGGGAATAGTACCTTCCGTAGAGAAATCCTCGGACTCTTCAAAACTCAAGGTAAAGTAAATTACGAAGAGACAAGGCAATTATTTCTTAATAATGTTTTAACAGAATCTCTTGACGACGGTAGTCCTGCATATTATAATAGCAATGTCTTAGGACGCTATTACAAAAAGGATTATTATGAATCAGACGACTGAAGAGATTGTTACATTCGTGCATGAATGGTCAATAGATCGTATACAGGAACTCTGGGCAGATGCTGATGGTGATCAGGACGGTATGTTTAATGCTATGGCAATCCATGAAGAATTTGCAGAGTGGATTGCTACAGAACCTGGTCAACTTGATACAGTAGAGGTCCTCTCAATTAAATCCTTTTCCTAAATAATTAATACCTTTCAAGGTAAAATCAGCCAAGTAGAAGAATTTTGACATGTGGTAGCAATTTATTTTGCTCCGCTTTTTACGTTTCATGCACACATTTTTCTATGTTGGGTTACTAGTAAAACTTAATGACAAGCAAGTATACTAGGGACATGCTAGTCAAGTCCATAGTTGCAAATCAAATGTCTGGCATTGGATCTACAGGAGGCAATCAAACCTACGTCAGTCAACTTAAAGATTTGTATCATAAATGGGAGCATGTTTCATCAGAGGAGTTACTCCTCATGTATAATAAGATTCAAAAGACTGCTATCACACTAAGTCAACTAACCCCTTAAAGTTTTTTTGTTATGATTCCAATTCCTTTAGTATGTTTAATGTACTCTACTCTCGATCCATCTGAGTACGTAGAGATAGCAAGAGTAGTACAAGTTGAAGCATACCGACATTCTAACGATGAATACGGTGTTGCTGCTAATGTTATGAACCGAGTTGCATCTGACGACTTCCCAGATTCTATACAGGGAGTTATAAATCAACCTCATCAATATGAAGGTTTAAAGAAATTTCCGAATAGAGAGATAGATCCAGAATTAGTCGCAAAGTTATCATCACCCAAAGGGCAACTTGGTGTTTGTAATGCTCTGAATAAATTGGAAGGACGTAAGTATTTTAAGGGACAATCACAACTATATAATAGGGTTCCAGAAGAGGACCCCATGTTCCACCCTAATGGAAATTTTTATCACCACTGACGATTATGGACTTAGACAAGAACGAAGGTATTAAGTATGTTAAGAGGGAAGACCTCGGAGATTTTGGTGCAGATAATATTGATGGGTTTATGAATTACATTGCCCAAGAGATAGGGGATGATGAGAATTCAATCCTACCTGCTGTAATGCAAAAAAATACTGAGTCGATGGCATTGTATAATATGTCAAGAGCTCATCGTGAGAATTTAGATACTGTTACAGGTGCTCCTACTAAAGGATATGACAATAAGAACTTTGATGATTATGATGATCATCCTAAGTTTGAGCAGAAGAAAGAAAATCAATTCTTCTCAGATCATTACACACCTAAGAGGTAGTTGACAAGCGGTAGTCACTCATGTATAATAACTTCGTTGGACGCAACACAGGGAGTGACTGAATAAACTTACTGGCATATAGCTGGTTAAGGTGATGAGACACAGGTGGTGCTGCTGGTTCGAGTGAACCAGAACCGATGACCAATCGGGTCTCAGGCAGAGGAGTAATTCTAAACTGTAGAAATGCCCTCCTCTTGTTGGTACACAGGAATCCAACCTCCCAC